ATATTATCGTGCTTATTTTCTACCCTTGTTGTGGTTTTATCTGCACGTCTCTGAAAATCATCAAGATAATTATTCCCTAATGTATAGCTATATTCGTATTTATAAGTCTCATCTGACACCTTATTTGAAATACCGCTGACACTATCAGCTATCATTCCAAGTGTTGTATTTCTCTCTGCCATACTAAGATACAGGTGTTTCATTTTCTGCCAATCACCCATTTCAACAAGGCAATAACTATCAATAGGGGTTGTTAGCATACCACCAAAACCCCATGTTCCAACACTTGTATTGGAATTTATAACTCTACCTATCGTCTCATTTATAATAGGTATTGTATTGTCTATTGCAGAAGATATATCTCGATTAATTTGACTTAAATCCATTCTTTTCTAAACAAAAACTTTTCTTTTTTCTTATATAACTATTGTAAAAATATATTTTTTAAACAACTACAATCTCCATTCGTTACTAATGCCAACGGAATTACTGCCTCTTCCACCATTCATTGATGATGATAATTCTTTTACCAGCATTCTTGCCAATGACCTCAATAAAGTTGGTTCATTTCTAAACATTTCCATTATGTTCATTGTCTGTCCACCAGAAGTCAATTCAAGATTACCATCCATTTCAACTTTAAGTGTATCAAATGATAATGACTTATTCCCACCAAGTGCATAATCCAATTTTTTATCCAATGTATAAAGGAAATTACCAATGACACCACCCTCCTTTGCAAATATTGCAACATCTTTTGGGTCAGATTGTACCAAACCATCACCTATTTTTGTGACATTTGAAGCGGCAGAAACAATTGGTGAATTATTAGCATTAGAAATGATGCCGTCCTTAACACTGTTCCACGGTGATTGTTTACCATTATTATATGAAACCGTTTGTGCTAACTTATTAGCTTTATCTAAAGCTTGCCATGATGGTATTTTTACTTTATTTGGCGCTAATGGTGAGGAACTTCCATTATCAATACCATAAGCTATTTTAGAAACTTCATTACCATAACTATTTAATTTTTGTTCATAATTATATTGTTCTGCACCCTTTTGTGTTAAAAGTTCTTTTCCCTCAATTCTAACAATATAGTCACCATATTTACTATTACCTGTATATTTTTTAATAAATGATGAAGGTGCTTCTTCACCTGCCCTTAAATGTTTTGTTTCATTACTAACCGAATTCCATAAACTTGATGTATTATTTGATGATTGTGAAGAATTGCCATATATATCAGGTTTTGTGACTTCAATTTGTGCTGCACCAGCAATCTTTGCATTTGCTTCTCTTATTATTCTTTCAGTTTCTTGTAATGCTAAACTGAGATTATTGGCTGTTTCCTGTATTTGTGCTGCTTTATTGTCAATTGCTTCATTTCCTAATTTGGCTGTCTCCATAAAGCCTTTATATTGTTCTGTTGCTAATCTTTGTCCTGCATTAACTTCTTCTAATAATTTAGGGAAATTATTATTAAAGTTTTCCATTGCAGCAGATACACGTGTTTCTATTTGCTCTATTGTATTGGCTAATGTTGCATTTGAAGTGATTAATTTTTCAGTTTCTTCTTCACCTTTGGTCTTTTGTTCCAAATCAATAATAGTACGCATATAGTCCTCGATACGTTCTTGGTGCGTTTCCGGCATAAGTCTATTTATATCTTCTTTTGTTAAATCACTCACAGCCTTCTCTTCATATTTATTTCCGTTCTTTACCTTAACTTTCCATTCGCCACTTTCTCTGTCATATACAGCGCCATTTGAAATAAATGATTGTTCTGTTTCATTAAACTCACTGCCTAATTGTTTAACAACACTCTGTTTCTTATTATTAGCCCTTACTATGTTCATTAATTCTTCAGGTTGCATACCTGCAACTTTTGCCATCTGCCTTAACATCATTGTCTCACTTCCACTGAATGTTGTTTCACCTGTCTCTTTATTAACAGAACCATAACCCTTTGTCATATCCAATATTCTCTTTGCATATGCTTCTGGGTCAGCAAAAGATTCAAACATCATAGCTATAGGGTCAGCGTTCATTGCGGCATGTCCACCTAATACTTGGAACTGTGCACCTTGTGTAATAACACCCTCAAGACCACCTTCCATAACCTTTTCTAACATTCCACCAAGTGAACTCATATTAAAACGAACATTTTCAGCCCATTTAGCCATATCCATCATTCCCTTTGTTCCGCCTCTAAAATTATATTTTTGGGCCATCTTCAAACTTTCAACAATAGTTTTTGTATATTTTCTACCATTTAGACCCATTCTATTGACATCTTCCAAGGCTTCACCAAGCATATCAACAGAAGTTGATACACCAGCATTGAATATTTCCATTTCACTTGCATAACTTGCTGCAAGCCCATCATCACCAAGAATAGAACCAAGTGCAAATAACTTTTTTGTGTCAGTACCGTTAAAGAATTTATTTCTTCCAGTTTGGTTAATATATTCAGCTTGAAGTTTCATAGTTTCTTCGGCTGTTCTACCAAACTCAGCACCAGCCAAACTAATTTCATACATACTGTATTGAAATGCACGCAATTGTTTTTCATTTGTATACCCAAAATTCTTAGCTAAATCATTTGAATTTTTTTCAAAATTGATTGTATATTTTTCAACCTCATGTGCTAAATTCAAATAGGTCTTACGTACTTCCTTTGCAGCATCTATTAATGTTTCAGCTTCTTGTGTGTTAATATCAAGTATTTTTTCTTGTGTTTTTACATTATAATCATATTGTGTCTCTGCAAGTTTATATTGTTGTTCGGTTTTTGTCTTTACAGTATCAGCCGTTTGCGTCAGATTTTGATTCATATAATCAATTCCTGCTCTAAGTTGCTCTTCAATACCTTCTCTTAATGGATTTGCTAAATTTAACCCAAGCATTCCTAAACCAGTCAAATCTCCTAAATCAGAAGCCATATTCAAGGCACTAAGGCCGTTCATATATTTTTTCTTATATGGTCCGCCAACACCATAGTCTTCTAACCTATCATATGTAGTCATCTTTTTACTGCTATCAAAGAAATCTGTTGTTGTTCCACCAGTTTTTTCACCTAACGTATACCCTTCACTATCAAGCATATTATTTGATTGGTCTCTAAATGCTTTCTGAATGTAATTCTTGCTGGTATCTATTTCCCTATCAATCAATTGCTTTCTCATATCAGCAATTGTTTTTGCTTCTGTAACACCAATATCAGCCTGCATACCTGCAAGTTTAGATTCTTTTTGAAACTCCCTAAAACCTTTAAAAAGTCCAAATTGTTGTTCACGTTGTGTCTGGTGTAAGTTAAGTTTTTGTATCTCAGCAGCAGCATCTATACTATATGCAGCAGCATCATATGCACTTTCATTAATGCCCTTTGTTAATGAACCAACCGATACTTCAACAGCTTTAACATATTGTCCTGATGTAATTTTTAATGCTTCAAGCATTGTTGCACTTTGAGTTTCAAGCATTTTCAATTGTATGTCACCTTTTGCGGAAACATCTTCGATGTTCATCTGATTTCTAAGAATGTATTCTTGCTTAGAACGTTCAAATTGAATCTTTTCTTGAATCTCTTGATTTTTATACATTTTGGCAGTATACTTCATGTAGTCACCAGTAGCTTGTGCTAGCATATTAAGTCCACTAATTGCCAAATCCAAAGCAACACCAAATGGTCCTGCTAATTTACCTGCAAATTTTGTTGTTACACTGGCAGCCTTACCAAAACCCTTACTAAGACCACCCAAAGCTTTTGAAGCTAACTTTGTGCTATTTTTATTGAATATATTATTTGCTCGCTTTTCGTAATATTCACTTCTATCTTGAAAAGCATCGCCACGTCTTTTCATATATTTTGCAGCCATTCCGGCACGTCCATTTCCACTACCGAATAAAAGGCCACCACTTCTTTTACCACCAGTGCCTCCACTTGCCTTTTCATTCTTCAACTCAGATACTAAATCATTAATGGCTTCAACCAAGTCATTAATGTCTATATTTGAATTAGTATTACTACTGTTTGCCATGTATATAAAAATCTACATATTATTATAAACATAAATAGTTCCAAATCTAAATTGATAAGGAACTATTCATTATTTCAATGCTTGATATATAATGCTTTCTATTCATTATTTAAAATTTCAATGCATTGGCATTCCAAATCAGATAAAGGTATAGACACACATATATCATAATCTTTAATGCAAAACTTTGTATCTTCTGGATACCAACCATTCATTATTTGTTCTGCTGTCAAATCAATATATGTATCAAATATATAATAGCCTTCAAGCCTATTTTCTTGTTTTTCCTTCCATTCTCTTTTTGACACTTGACATTTAAATACAAAAGAAAATGGCACAATCATATCGAAATAATTGTCTTTTGAATCGTATTTCAATCTTATATGTTTCATTATATATAATCAATTAAATTAGTTATTTCTTTCTTCTTGTACTTTCAAGTTTTTCTTTTTCTTTTTCGACTTGTTTATTATGTATCACAATGTAGCTTTTTCTGTCAGCAACGGTCATATTGTACAAGTCTTCCATGCTTAACTCCATGTTCTTATGACAAAGCCATAATTCTGTTTTAAGATTTTTCTCGAAATTAGAAGTTAATGAAAATAGTATCGTCGATTCTAAGAAAGGTGTCAAATGAGCCACCTCCATCTGACTCAGGAATATTAACACTGAAATTAAAATCAACACCGGGTTTATTATCCATGAAATAATTACGATATTCCATTGCGGTCTTCGTTCTCATATTTTCTATGTAGTTCTTAATAAACTCCCTATCTTCATTTCCATTGACTGAGACTGTATGCAATATCATTTGTTCTGTAATACTGCTTGGGTATACATCTTCATTTACATCTGAGAAATCAGTACCGACAATTTCCTTAATTTCATCAATATCCTCATTGAGCATGTTTGTTTCTTCTTCTTTAAAAGTCATCCTATTTAATGAATCAACTATATTGTTAAGACTTTTAAGTACTGTCAACTTATTTGAATCTGTTACTTGTTCAGTAATGCTGTTTCTAAGTTTTTCCTCATCTTCATTTGTAAAAAACTTGAATTTTATTTTATCACCATTGCTTGTTTCATAATCAAACAGCCCATTTTCATCACCTTCCAAATTAAAGTCATAATAATCAAACTGTGAAAGCTGAATTGTTACATTATAACGTTTTCCTGTTTCTGGATTTGCTGCTGATATTGGGAAATCTTCGCCATAAGATGTTCCTCTGAGCCATAAAATAATTGCATCTCTGTCACCTGAAATAATGTCATTAATATTTATCCTCTTATCAAGTATCTTTCTATCCAAAATAATATCAAGAAGCTTTCCATCACGATAAACATTTGGTGAAGCAATGATATTCTCATCAGAAGCCGTAAGATAAGCCACTGGTACACGTCCACAACGTAATGGTGAGTTTTTCGGATAGCATTGTCCTTTTGAAGGTAACGGGATTACATCATACTGCACATAACTTGGTACAGAACTGAAATCAAAGTCATAAGTAAGTACTTCTTCTTTCTGTTTTGTCTTGTTTTTTACCTTTTGGACTTCTGCATTCTTAACTTCTTCCATATTTTCTTCATTTTTAACGACTTTTGGCGTAACTTCTTCCTTTTTTGACTCTAATTCAACCCTATCCATTTGTGAAATTACATCAGCACTTATCTTCTTGTTTGTCATTTCTTCCTTTATGTCTTTTTTTATTCTTGTCACAATACTTTTTCTTTCTCTTCGCATATTATTCTCATATTCTTTATTTTCTTCAATATGCTTTTGAATCTGAGAATCATCTGTGACCATTGTTTGTTTCATCAATTCATCCTCATTACTCATTTTCTGATAATCATCTCCCAAATCTTTCTTAGAACCACGTCTTTTTCTTCTTGTAATTCCCTTTTCTTCTTTTTTCCCGACAGTTACTGTTGCACTATCCTTTCTATGGACTTCTTCATCTGTTAATCCCCTCTTTTTAAGACGTTCATTATATTTTTCAACTTCTTGTTGGTCAACCTCTCTATATTGACTGTTTTCAACTTCTTCCATTGTTGCATGTAAATGATTTTTTGCCATCATTTTATTATCATTAATGGCTATTGAAAATTGTCGTTCCAATTCTCTTTTCTTAACAGGGTCTGATGTGTTATTTAAAGCCTTTTGCAAAGCATCACTTAACATTTGATTGGAAGCTTTTAATGTTGCCAACTGACGTTTTCTTACTTCTTCAGCAATTTCAGCATCGGTCATTCTTCTATTATTATCCATATATGTATATTTTAATTCTTTGTGAAAATTATTCTTTCAATTATCATTGCAAATGAAGTAATCATTGGTTCACCATTTGCCTTTAAAATGGTTGACAATAATTTGGCAAATTTACAGTTTTTAAGCACTGCATGACTTTTCCCGTTATCAAAATCAAGTTTAAAATCTTTCTTTGGTAGATGAAACATCTTTTCTGCTTCACTAAGACTTTCAATATTCATTATTTTCTGACTATCTTGAATCCACATCTTTAAATCCGTTTCCAAATCGGGTTTTAACATGAATTGTTTTTCATCCAAATATATAAATAAACCAAATTGTTCTTTATTTGCCCATAATCTATCAAGTTGTGAAACGGAAATTTCACTTCCATTTATATTTCTTATGTTTCCATCACATTTATGAAAAGAATATTGTTGATTTTTAACATTTATTTTTCGCTTTTCAAATGAATTATATGACATATTATTACCCAAACTTGTAACAACCATCTGGTCAACACCTTCCCTATGCCCATAATACTCTTTTTCTTCCATTTTGACATATTTCTTCGGTGTTAATTCCTCACCCTCATAATTGAAGTTCTTAACAGCGTCACCATTTGCAAAAGGTATGTATAAAGTTACTTTCATTTCTTTTCTATATAATTTTCCTTAAATAAAAATAGCATAAAATACAATATTTTTTCAAATATTTGGCAATTAATGTGGCTTTTTCTTGTTTTCCTTTATTTGTTTTTTCTTTTTTCCACTCTTAATATACTTTTCAATTTCCTTTTCAACTGTTTTTGGATTATGAATTATGTCATATTCCCATATTCTTAACAACGGAACACCATGTAATGCCGCCCATTGGTCTTTTAATCCATCAATAAACTTATTATGTTTATGCATTGGGGTTATCTTGTCTTCTGTAACCACTCTTGGGTCTGCATGAAAGAAAGAACCATCAACTTCAATCAATAAATCAAGTGGAAAAAATTGACCTTCTTGTTTTACACACCTAATTCCATCCTTTTCCTCATAATTAAACTCTACATCATCATAACAAGTTAAAGCAAAATCATAAAATCTCTTTATTTCCTTTGCTTCGAACTGATAAATATAAACCAAACCCATTCTATCAAGGAAATCTCTTGCAAAATTCTTTTCCAATTGACTTGTTCCGTATTTTTGGTCGGTGGATTTTCTCTGTTTAAACGGTTTTCCACCGTGAAAAGGTTTATATTTCGGTTTTTCCTTCTTTTTTCTGTTCTTCTTGTCCTTTGAAATCAATTTCGGTACTACTTGCTTCATAAAAATAAAAAAATCCACAATGTTGTCTTGTGGATAAATATTGCTGTTATTATAAATTACCTAAGAAATCTTCTCTTTTGCTTTCATCATCATCCCATTCTGGATTATATTCCTTAAAATACTTTATTGCTTTCTTTATACCACTCCTAATATAAGATATTTGGTCCTTAAAATCATATTCATCAAACCAATACCCCTCTTCTTCGTCATATCTTACAAGATTCCATTTTTCTTGGGAAATTCTGTTACTTCTCCAAGTATCACTACTTTCTTCCATCCATTTTAAACAACCGTTTTCAATGGTTACATCACTAATAATTTTGAAAAATATTTCCGAACCACTTGATGTGTCAAGCAATTCAGGATATTCTTCACCTGTCATTTTCTTTAATTCCCTTAACTCGTTATTAATTTTTTCAACTGTACGAAATGCCTTTTTTGGTATATATTGATTTAAATCAGAATCATTTTCATTTAATATTCTTTTAACAGATTCTACAATCATCCTTCTGAGTTCACTTTCTCTTAATCTTATTGTTTTCTTCATATTCTTATATCTTGTGATATGTTATTTGTTCTGAATATAAATATCAAAGACTTACTAATTATTCGAGAACAACAGGTATATAATTCGCAAACAAATATAATGGAAAGGTTTTTTTGTAATCTTTCCATTATAATCTATTATACTTTAATAAAATACTATAAGTGACTGATAATTAGAATGCTAAGATACAATAATCAGGACGAATTGTAATATCAATAGTGGCAAGTCCATCATCATCATAGCTTAAATCACCAAAATTAACAGTTGTTGGCATGGCATTTTTAATAATCCAGAGGCTAATAGCCACTCCTGTTGGGTCAAGTAACTCAAGTTGTAAATCGCGTTTATAGCTGACAGCATAACCTTGTCTACCAGTTACACTTTCAGAAGCTAAACGTACCCATTCCATTACAGCTTGTGATGCACTTGGTCCAATTGGGTCTCTCAACGTAACACTTATTTCTTCCCAAACATATCTACCAACAACCCATGTTGAAGTGTTAAGGAAAGGTATCTCTGTTGCATTGTTTGTAATAGTTGGTCGTGAAGCATTGCTCACCCACCACTCTTGTATTCCTAAATCAGAAGGAAATCTAAGAAGGAATCTATTTTTTCTCAGCGGCTCGTATTCCAATGGGGCTTTAAGTAACAAATCTGACATAATTTATCAATTTTTAACTATTTATTTATATATAAATATTGTATATTCAATAATTTTGTATTATCTTTGCATATACATTTCAATAATAAATATATCAATTTTATGAAAATGAAAAACAAATTAGAAAAATTCATAGAAAAATCTCAAAAAACTCATGGTAACAAATATGATTATTCAAAGGTTGAATATATAAATAGTGAAACAAAGGTTTGTATTATATGTACTGAGCATGGGGAATTTTGGCAAACACCAGTTGCACACGTTCGTGGACGTGGTTGCCCTATATGCTCAAATAAGAGACGAGGAAAACGGACAGTAAACACTGAGAATTTAATCGAGAGGTGTATGAAAGTTCATAATAACAAATATTCATATGAAAATACTGAATACATTAATGCAGGCACAAAGATATGTGTTACATGTCCAGTACATGGAGATTTTCATATTTTACCATTTCATCATTTAAATGGCCAGGGTTGTCCTAAATGCAAAGGTAAAAATCTTACACAAGATGAAATTATTGCTAAATTCAAAAAAATTCATGGTGATAAATATGATTATTCAAAGGTTATCTTTAATAAAATGAAAGAAAAGGTATGTATAATATGTCCCGAACACGGTGAGTTCTGGCAAACTCCACAAAAGCATCTCAATGGGCAAGGTTGCCCGAAATGTGGTATTGAAAAAAGAACATCCGAATCTGTTTTACCACTTGATATATATATAAAACGTGCCAATAATATGCATAATAACAAATATGATTATTCTTTTGTAAATTTTACATCATTACATGATAAGATTAAAATCAACTGTCCGTTGCATGGTTATTTTGAACAAAATGCATATGACCATCTGAATGGTCATGGTTGTCCTGTTTGTGGACAACAGTTATCATTAGGAGAAAATGAAATAAGTAATTTTATAAAAGAATATGGTTTCAATGTTCAAACAAGAAATCGCAATTTAATATTACCATATGAGTTAGATATATATATTCCAGAAAAAAACATTGCCATTGAATACAATGGCTTAAGATGGCATTCTGAACAATTCAAGGGAGATAAGAACTATCATGTCACTAAGACAGAAATGTGTAACAAAAAAGGAATTAAATTGATTCAAATTTTTGAAGATGAGTGGTTAGAACATAAAGAAATTGTCAAATCAAAAATCAAACATATATTAGATTTAAATCATATATTACCAAAGATATATGCAAGAAATTGTATAATTAAAGAAATCAATTATGATAAAGCAAAAGATTTTCTTAATAAAAACCATATACAAGGTTTTGTTCGTTCAAGTATATATATTGGTTGCTATTATCAAAACGAAATCATTAGTGTTATGTCATTCAAAATGAAAGCAAAAAATTCAAATAAATGGGAATTAACAAGATTTGCAACTGATATAAACAAGCATTGTATTGGTGCTGGTGGTAAATTGTTTAAATATTTCATTAAGAATTATAATCCGTCAGAAGTTAAGAGTTTTGCCGACAGAAGATGGACTGTTAATAAAGATAATAACCTTTATACTAAATTGGGATTTAAATTAGATAAAATACTTAAACCAGATTATAAATATACAATTGAAAATATCAATAAAAGGTTTCATAAATTTAATTTCAGAAAAAATGCTCTTCACAGGAAATATAATTTACCTTTATCAATGACTGAAAATGAAATGGCAAAAAATATAAAAGCACATAAAATATGGGATTGTGGTTTATACAAATATATATGGAAAAAGGAAGACTAAAAATCTTCCTTTTTTATTTATTTCTACTCCTTCTGTCAAAAACGGTATCTTCACTTTCCCAATCAAATCCAGATGCCAAACTTTTTCCTGTTTGTTCTTCAACCCAATACCATAAAATTTCCTCAACCTCTTGTTCAATTTCATGTATTGGCATATCAGGTGCCGAAACAGCACACTCAATCGTTAACGAACAATCACCATATTGGTCACAAGATACAACAACATTTCTGACCATTACACTCACATAACTATCCGAATATTCAGCGTATTCATCTTGTATATTTTCCAATTTTGCAATTGTTTCCTCATCAAGTTCAAAATCATTTCTTGTAGTCAACTTTGCAATCATTCCAAATGAATAATCAGAAATGTCATCATCATCTTCTGGATACCATTTTTCATTCAAAACTTTCTTAATTGATTCAGAAACAATTTTTCCAATAACATTTTCATCCATTCCAACTCTGTTAAGACTGCCTTTTCTATTGCCTAATGGCCTTAAATCTGCTGCTTTTAAAGCCCTTTGTGTTTTTAGGTCCTCAGATTTTTTAAACTTGTCCTCTTCTTTATGTATTTTGTCTAAATCCTTTGTATATTTATATGCCCTTGTATCTTTCGGGTTCCAAAAACTTTCCGGAGTTGGATAATGCTTAGAAAATTTCTTATTCCAAACATAACTATTATATGGTGCTTTTACTTTATTTGGGTCATCGTTTGGATTATCTCTCCAATCAGTAACGAATGCATCATCCCTATACACCTCTCCGTTTCCTTCACCATGTAAGATAGGTGTTTCACTCTCCAATATTGCTTTTACTGCTTCTGCAATCATTTTTCTGAGTTTACCCTCGGTTAATTTAACAGCTTTCTTCATAAATTAAAATGCTTATTTCAAATTATTTAAACGGAAAAATTACCATTTCCCTTTTTATCCTCGTCATTTTTGCTTTCAATTGCCTTATCAACAAGTGACCAAATACGTTTCATTGTATCATAACTTTCAGATGAAGTTTGGTCTGCAAGTCTATTAATAACACTTAATGCAATTTTTCTGATTTCAATGAGTTCTTTTTCAATATTGCTTACATCTCCCTGTTCTGAGAAACTATCGTCTTTCCTTAATACTTCCTCATCATCACCTTCATCATAACCATATGTATTCTCTTCCTCTTCTGGCATGATAAAACGTTCCAATGTAAGCCTTCTTGTTTCATTCAACATTTTTCTAAGGTCTTTAACCTCCTTTATATTGTCTTTTCTTCTCATATTTAAAATTTTTAAAAGTACTTTTATTATAATAATAAATAGTTTGCTATTTAGTTAAAATTTCCGATAAACATATTTTAATAAGATTTTGTTTTCTGCATAAGAACTTATGCAATCTTTTACTCATATTATATCAAATTTAACACGAAAAATTTACACAACACAGCAAAAAAAAGAGTGAATTTTTTTCACTCTTTTTATGTAACTAATTGATTATCAATTAAATATCGTCGAAACTTACTCCTTGCGGCGTGGCGATAAGTCCAATATTGATATATTCGACATTAGGCATGAATTTCAGATAAATCTGTGCATTGATTTCAAGTCTGTCTCTTGCTTCCTCTGAATCATCAATAACAAGTTTTGCATCAACAAGTGCTCTCTTGCTTATGAAATCTTCAAGAATTGGCTGTACTGCACTTCTGAATGAAGAAATCGTTGTTGGGTCATTCGGGTCGAAGATAAGACCAATACAAGCAATGGAAATAAGCTTTCTCAGTCTAATTAAACAACGTCTCTTAGAGATTCTGTTCATATGTGCGTGAGACTCGGCAATCTGCAAGTTCTTATCACCCCATATTCTCATACCCTCATCTGCAAAGTTGTTAATAAAATTGATACGTCCTGCATACAATTCATCTTGTTCAGAAAGTACAAGATTCTTCTTTGAACGAACACCGTCAGTTAAACCACGATTCCATCCTGCTGCCGCAAACCAAGGTGCAGCTACATTATCCGTATAGGCAAAGTTCTTAACAACGTCCTTTGTTGGTGGGAGATAGATATATTGGTTGTTTGCTTGGTCAAAGTACTTAACCCAAGGGAAGTAAGTACAAGCCCAGTTACTATCAATGTCACTATCGTCAAGGTTATCAACTGCATCTTCTGCCGTATACATTTCAAACTTGTTGTCACTTGCACCAAATGGCTTATCAGGTGTTGTTATAACATAGATGCTATCGGCACGTTCTTCCTCAATCATTTCAACAACTTCCTGTACAAGCAAGTTATTATTAACATAATCAATACCAGGAGTTGCAAACACGTTTATGTCAATTTCCTTTGGATTGGCAAACTGTCTAATAGCAGAAAGATATGCATACCAGTCTGATGTGATAGCTTTTTCAGACTTGTCAAAGCCATATGTTTCAGGTTCTCTTATTAACACAAAGTTTGAACCCTCACCGCTTGTCGTGTTGAAATCGCCACGATATCTTTGGTATTTGAAGTCATCTGAATTACTACGGCTTGTTCTGTAATAGTCCCATCCGTCAAAGCCGCCATAGAAGCAAACAGTGAACTTTCTCCAACGCTTATCTTCATAAATGGTGTCAATCATTGTTTCCTCATTACCTAAACGTGGTTCTTGATTAAAGTCATTAACTGTATTACCCTTACCAACAGTAACCCATTCATAGCCGATTTGTCCATCAACATTTACGGTTTGTGTGAGACCACCATCACCAGTTACAACACCGTTTCCATCTGGCTTTCCTTCAAAAATACGTGAATCAAGATGGAATGACGGTGTAAGGAACTCAGGTTTCTCATAATAAGCCTCAACGCCTTTGTATTTAAGTAAATCAGTATCAATACCAACAAGGTCTGACATACCAAAGTACTGTTTCTTTACACGAATCTCATCATAAACATTTGTATTATATTGCAAGAATGGTCTTTGTATTTCGGTAATATCATCGCCCATTTCAAGTGCATTATCACAACCTGCAACGCCACTATAATTACGTACTGGATAACCTAAGAAGCCACCGGGGAATGAAACCTTTGTCTTATCAGTTTCATTTACTTCAACTGTGATGTATTTTGACTTGGTTTCATAGCTTTCATCAAATGAACCAATTCTTAATGCAATATAGTTTTCGTCACCAGGAATAAGGTTACAAGCCTTATATTTCTCTAACACAACAGGACTTGCATCAGTATCATTGAAATCACGTACAAGTACGTCAAATGTGCCATAAGTTGGGTCAATATTTTCAATTGACACTTTACATTCAAATGCTGAATTATCGCCATCAGAAATAGTATGGAAACGGAAAAGTTTTGTAAGTTCTACGTTGTTTGCATCACCCTTTAATTCTGAAACAATCCAAGGAGTTGAAGAATATCTGTATTGTTCCTTATAATTGTTCATGTCAAGTGTGATTGGCAATACATCACCTTCTTCAGTCTTTCTATAATATGCATTATCACTCTTAACATAGACAACCTCTTCAACAACATTATCATCATTTGGTTTTACACTACTTCCAAGTTGTTCTGCATTACCATCTATTTCACCATAATAATACTTACGTGTTCCCTGTGATGTTGTAAAAGCCACAACTTTATAGATATGTCCAACTTCACCATCTGTTTCAGTCCATATTGTTGCATCATTTGTTTTTGTATGTACCTTGATTCCATTTGAATCTTGTGTATAAAGTAAACGTCTTCCAATATCACGTCTCTTCAATGTACTTTCATCATCAGTGATAATTGAATCAACTGGTTCATGTTTTGGAATAACCCTTACAGGCTTATATTGAACAACATCTTGCCTTATGAAATTGATTTCATTACGTTCAATAAGCTGCTGTAATGCAATATCATAGACTTCTTCAACATAAATTTCAGAATCACCAATCTCAGGATTACCACCAATTACCTTATATATGTAATTCGTATCATTTGGATTGAATGAAATCTGATATGTTTTTACGTCATTATTATAAAGTGTAACTTTTAATCCAAAAGTACCATAATCATTAGGACCAACTGGTATGTCTCCTTGATTACCATCAGCAGTGAAACAAGGTGTACAACCGTCACCCAATGTAAGTTTATTGGATTGTACTATTTCAACTTTAGTTGCATAATAAAGAATACCATCATATTGATATTGGTCTTCGCAAATTCCATGTGATTCATCCTTTTCTTGAACCAATACACTTTTCTTATGTTCGCCTCTTGAACGAATCACGGCCACAACCATTGGTTTAACTTTTGTATAAATACTTTCACTACTATTACCATAAGCCGTAATAAACCAAGCGGGACCTGCATTTACACCAGAGAGGCCAAGTACACGACAAACCTTAAGGTTTTGTGATTCTTCAAGATAAGTCTTTGCAATATATGGTAATTCATATTTAGGATATTGGCTACCTCTGTATTTTTCTGTACTTGTACCACCAAAATATTGGGTATATTGCGCCCAACTGCTTATTTCGATAGGTTGAAAGGCAGGACCTTTCAGAGTTTCACCAGCAAGACCTAAATTAGTAATACCAAGAGACTTAGTTGCCACTGAAATTTCACTTTCAGTAAAATAGATACCAGGACTAACGTGTATCTGTTTCTTTGTATTGTTACTTGCCATATTTAAAACTAATATTAGAATTATTTTCGTTATTATATATTATAAATATCAAGCAAAATTTCAAAAACTCATATTTATGATATTTATTGCTTAAAATCACTCAAGAATAATTGATATTTTTTCGATTTCTTCCAATGTTAATTTTAAATCATTGTTATTTTCAAAAACTGAAATTGGCATTTTATCATAATCAAGTTCAATTTCTTCCGTAACAAGATTTTTATAAAAATTCATTTGTTCTTCTGTCATTTGTTGCCAATCAATTGTTCCAAATGTCATATCCATTGTTTCAAAGACATATTCCTCTACTTCATCAAGCATTTTCATGATTTTTTTCAGTTTAATACCAACGGAAATGGGAAATGCTATCCTTTGTTCTAACATTTTATAAAGTACTTTATTACACTCTATTACTTGTTGTACTTGAATTTTCATCATATATTAATATTAATAATATTATATTATAATATATAAAACTAGAAAATAAAAACTAGTATATATAAAATAAAAATAAAAGAAAATATAAAATTAAACAATATTAATATCTTCATGTGTGACTTTTTCATCTGAAACCTTTTCTGGTATTTCCTGTGAATTATAGAAAGAATCAGGGTCATATCCAACAAATTGTATTGTTGTTGGCTTTTCATCTTCTATTGTTACGACACGTATATTTACCTCATCACCGTCATGTAATCTGAAAGTTTTGTCTGTATATAGCAAATCATCATTTGACATAACCCTCATATTTCTTACATTATCGGTAATTACCTCTTCAATAACCATTTCAGTGTCAAAAGTAAATCCAACCTTTGAATGATAAGGTTCAAATGTTATATTAACCGTAAGAGTCTTGTTTTTCATTGGGTTTTCATATTCTTCAATTTCAACACAAGCATCATTTTTCTTAAAAACATCACCTTCCAACATTCCGTTAATACGTTTTGGGTATTTTTTGACTTCAAAGTCATCTGGTTCTATGATATAAGCCATTAATTTGACATTTACCGTTTGTACAAAGAATTTACGGTCAGAAATTGAGTATGATGTCTCATCACTGATTTCGTCAACAACCAATGGCATGTAATGCCCGTTAGGTCTTATATAACACTGACGTGCGGAGAACATTTTGTTTATTTTCTGGTTAAATTTGTTCAGATTATCAACTGTTGTGGTAATAAATGATATTTTGTACATGAGATTAACTGCATATGGTTGTTTCATTGTATAAATCTCATAACTTTCAGTACCATTATCATCAAGTACCTCTCTTTGAAGCAATGTATATTTCCTTTGTCCTGGTATATTCCATTTTCCACCTTGATTATCACCCGATTTTGGGTTTTTTTCTCTATTGATGGTTTTAAAATTAAGATAAAGGTTTCCATTTTCATCAGAATGTTCCCACATCTGCGTATATTCGGAAAAACGTTGATTACTATAAAGAGTATATGTCGGAATAAGCTTGCCATCTATCGTAATTGGAATAAGAGTATCGACAAAATCAAACATTGCTTTGTCAATATCATCATATTCCAACGGTTTTGGGAAAACAGGTGCCTTTTCAAGAATTTTATTCTGATATCCCTTTCTTACAATGTTTCCCCTCTTTGCCCTATATGGGTTGACAATTGTTAAATTTTTCTTTGGTTGTGTTCTCATTCCTAATTATCCATTAAATTCTGATATATCACTTACAAGTGTGCATTCAATGCTTCTCCATGCAGGCTTATAGCCACCAATCATATGCGTGTTTGCAGTATTTACCTTACCGTCATTTACAACTGTATAGTATTTCATCCTGTTTAAGTCAATTTGTACACCAATATAGTCACCACGCTTTATATCAGCCTTGTATTTTTCCAATGTCTTTACCAATACAAAAATATTAAGGTTTCCATCCTGCGTATATACGCCATTTGAGGTCTGACTATCAAAGGATTTTATTTCAGAATCCTTAATTTCATACATACAAGGTATCTCCTTTGGTGCTTTATATCGTATATTTCCATTTGAAGCCTCTTTATATATTGAATTTACATTTGTCTTACCCCTATCAACTTCATACAACACAACACTTTGGTTAAGGTCTTCTTCAATATACCTCTCAACCAAGTCTGTTTCATAGAAAAAGTCCTCTTCTGAA